CTTTATATCGGTTTCACGGAGTTTTCGAAACATCTGCTTTAAGTGGAGATACAATAGATAGTGCAACTTTAAGCACATACTGGAGCAGTCTGGCGGTTGGAAATTTTACTTCGCATAATGGCTGGCAAGCCACGGTAAGTAGTTTAGCTGGTGCTAATGTAGATGCTTGGTGGGATAGCTACACTTCTGCGTTGTCTGCTTGCTCAAATGAGGTGAGGCTCGGAACAACTGCAGGATATATTGATTTTCCTTTAACTGCTACTGGATTAACAAAAATAGAAAAAAGTTCTGATACATACATGGGTATAACATCATATTGGGACATAGTTAATACAGACCCAAATCAGTCTGGAGGAGTAAAGAATGATCATGGCAGACTTTATTTTGCAGATTATGACGGAGCGGGAACCACAAGCGACCCTAAATTAGTAGTAGAACACGCAGAGGAAGTAAGCGACACAGGAGCTTTTTTACAATTATTTTAAAATAAAATGGCAGATTACATATTACAAGAGAATGGAGATAAAATACTTCAGGAGAATGGAGATGGTATTTTATTAGAGCAACAAACGCCATACCCAGCAGGAATTGAAAAAGCCCTAGCATATACAATTTTAACTGACACCGCTATTGAAAAAGCGTTGGTGTATGAGGTACTGGCTAAAACCGCAGTAGAAAAAGGACTGGATTATTTTATTAAAACTGTAATAGCAATAGACAAGGGTTTGACCTATACAATTAAATCGCCAGTTGGTATAGAGAAGAGTTTGACTTACAGCGTAATGATACCGACAGATATTCAAAAGGCATTAAGCTACCAAGTAGACGCGCCACCTTTGATAGACAAGGGATTAGTTTATATGATTTTGACTATCCCAGAGGCAAAAACAAAAACATTAGAGTACGCAATAATAATACCGACCGATATTAACAAGGGATTACAGTACACAGTTATTACCACGCCAGAGGGTATAACAAAAGGATTAGCATATACGGTTTTAACAACCCCGGCCGAAATAACAAAGGCACTAGGCTATTTTATATTAACCGAGTTTGCAATAGAAAAAAGTTTAACCTACGCAATTAAGACGATAATTGGAATTGAAAAAGCATTGGATTACACCGTAATAACAGACACAAGCATACCGAAAGTTTTAGCATACAGAATTTTAACATATGCAGAAATTAGCAAAGGTTTGGTTTATGCCGTTCAAACAGATACGGACATTAGCAAGGGGATAGGATACATGATTTTAACTGAGTTAGCATTGACCAAAGGATTACACTATGAAATAAAAAGTCCGGTAGTGATCACGAAGAGCGCGAGCTATACAATAATAACTACGCTAGCAAAAACAAAAGCGTTAGTTTATGACGTGATAACCGAGATAGAAATAACAAAGGGACTAACATATGAGATATTGCCAGAGGGAGAATTAACGAAAGGACTAGCCTATGTGGTTATTACACAAGGAGAAATAAGCAAAGGTTTAATTTATAGGGTGGAACCCCAAGCGGATATAACCAAAGCGTTAGCTTATGAAATAAAATCGTCAGTAGAATTGACGAAAGGCTTGGCGTACCGGGTAATAACCGAGATAATAATTACCAAAGGGCTAGATTATGTTTTGCAAGTATCCCCGTACAGTCAAAAAACCGGCATTTATTCAAGCAAGGATAGCCCCTACACTGGCTTTCCAAGAAATTAATAAATATGTTATAATAACAATATGAAAGGATATACAACAAAAACAGCGTTAGAAAATTACACGCTCCAAGCGATTGATGCTTCCTTTGTTTCGCAGATAACATCGTGGATAGAGAGCATTGAGAAGTTTATTGATTTACGGACTGGCCGTAATTTTATTGCTGACGAAGTAGCAAGCGAGAAAAAATACGACGGCGACGGAGCGGTCGAGATTTTGGTAGATGACTTTATAGAATTGACAAAATTAGAGGTTGGCGAATTAGAGGCAACTAGGATAACAGTAGACGCAGACGATTACAGGATTTATCCAACCAACGAATTGCCAAAAAGAAAAATACAATTAAAGAGTGGCTATTTCACAACCGGTGGCCAGAACATTGTTATAACCGCAAAATGGGGGTATTCAGAGGAATGCCCAGCAGACATAACATTAGCGGCGACAACCTTGTTAGCGGGCGTGACGGGCTATTCAGACGACAGCAAGGGCAAGGTAAAGAGCGAGAGCGTGGGTCAGTATTCAGTTAGTTATAAAACCGACCAAGGCTGGCAGGATTTCAAGAGGGCAATAATGATTTTAGATAGCTATAAGAAATTTCATTTTTAAATATGTCAATAAGTAATAACTACAATGATAGTGTAGACGTAAAAAGAATGACGACGGTAGCAGGTAGTAGTATAAAAAAAGAATATACAGAATGGATAACAAACCTAGCTTGCCACATTCAGCCGTTAGATCCGAGCATTACAGCAGACATTGAGGGAGGCTACGGTAAAAACAGATTAATGATTTGCTCGATACAGGATATAGTAGAGGGCGACAGGATTATACACGACAGTAATGAATACAGGATAGCAGGGATAGAAAAATTTAATGATTTACCGGGCCGAGCTAACCACATGGAGATATTAATTAGGATTTTTAAATAGTTATGGCTAACGCTTTGATAAAATTTGAAATAAAAAACATAAAAGAAATAAAGGCAACGTTTAAACAGGCACCAGTAAAAATGACGAGAGAATTGAATAAAGCCATAAAAAGAATAATTACTAAAATAGAGGGGACTGCAAAAAGAGAGGCGCCGGTAAATAAGCAGAGCGGAGGTGGCAATTTAAGACAGAGCATTAGTTCAAAAATGGCAGGAATAGCCAAAGGAGTGGTAGATGTAAGCGCTAAATATGCAATATACGTTCACGAGGGAACGCGACCGCACATAATACGGATAAGAAATAAAAAAGTTTTAGCGAATACCAGGACAGGCAGATTTTTTGGCAAAGTAGTACACCATCCAGGGACAAAGGCAAACCCATTTTTACAGAGAGCAGTAGATAAAAACAAATCATTTATAGATAAAGAGTTTGGGAACGCAGTAGAAAAAGCATTGAAATAATAAAATAAAAAATATGCCAACGGACTTCGCGACAATTAGATCAGCCATAGTGGCAAAGATAACAACGATAGACGACGTGGCAGAGTGCTACGGCTACGATAAAAGCACGCTAGAGGGATACCCAGCCGTTATAGTAGTGCCAAGTGACAACGAGGCAGACTATGGATCGAGTACAAACGATAAAGTAGTGTTTGTTTTTAAAGCAAGGATATATTATTTATTCAAAGGAGAAGTAGAGGCAGAGGCGGCCGAACTGGCATTAGATATGATAGTGGATCAGATATTGTCAATGTTCAGAGAGAGGAACATTTTAGGTAGCGCATGCGACTGGATAGAGCCGGCACCAAGCGTCTGGGAGTACGAAGCAAGAGGCGAAGCAGTATATAGGACAGCAGAAGTAAGTTTGAAATGTGTAAAATACTCTACAATTACTTAGAAATATGTTATAATTAACATATAGATAAAATAATAATTTAAAAAAATAAGAATAAAAGTATGTTATTAAAAGGAGAAGATTTAAGCCTAGGAATAGGTGCAGAAGAGATTAGAGGGACGGTGGTAGATCCACAACAATGGATACCAGCAAGAACGCCGACTGGTATTAACGTGGAAGTAGTAAAGGCGATGATTAAAGAGACCAAGGCTTCGGGCATAGCAAGCCAAGGATCAGAAGTAGTCCAGCGTAAAGCAGTTGGATCGTTAGAATTCAATTTGCGTTCAGATGGAATAGGATATGTTTTAAGAAGTTTGATTGGTAAATGTACTACATCGGTAGCTTATGGGACAGTCAATAGTCATTTATTCGAAATTTTGGCAAATAACCCACAATTTCCAACAATGTCTTTAGGGCTATCACAACCCGGACAGCAAAATTATAGCTACAATGGAACGCTGATTAAGTCATTAGAATTGCGGACACCGGTAGACGATTTAGTAAATGCGACGATAGAATTTGAAGCGCGAGACGAAGCAGAGCATGAAAATTATACACCAGAATACGTAAGCACAGATTACATGTTTAGACCATACGATGTAGAAATTAAACTAGCAACCAACATAGCAGGACTGGCGGCCGCCGAAGCGATTAGCGTTAAAGAATTGTCATTGAAGATAGCAAACAACGCAAGGACACAACAAAATATCGGCTCGATTACACCGACAGATATTATTGCAAACCTCCTAGATATTAGCGGTAGCCTAGTGCTAGATTACGAGGGCGACACATACCACGATTTATACAAGGACGGGACATACAGAGCAATGCAGATTACATTAACGCGATCGGATATAGATTTAGGCGGAGGTTATAATCCAAGCATTATAATTCAGCTAGCGAGAGTATCGTTAGAAACATCTAGCCCGGATAGACCGCTAGACGACATAGTTAGAGACGGCTTTGATTTCGTCGCTCATTATTCAGATACCGACGAAGAGGCAATAAACGTAGTGGTACAGAATACAGTAGCAGATTACGATCACGATTAATTAATATATCAGCCCGGTAAAATTATTATCGGGCTGAATTAAAAAAAACACCATGGAAAGAGAAACAATAAAAATAATAACACCAAAGGACAAGCACGAGGTTATCATAAAAGCGTGGATTTCTGGGCTTGAAAAAAGAAAAATAAACTCGCCATACTTGGCTCGCACTAATAAAAACGGTGAGGATCAAGCAGATGTAGAGGAGATTTATAATAGTATGCTTGACGCTCAGATAAAATACACAGTAATTAGTATCAATGGATCTAGTGATAAGATAATAGAGGTATGGCTAAAAATGAAGTCAGAGGATTATGATTTTATTATTAATGAAACGAATAAAATAGTTGAGCCGAAGATAGACTTAAAAAAAAAATAGAAAATTATAAAAAATTTCTAGCCGGGGAGACAGAGCCGGACGAGGATATAGTCATTACTGAGATTTGCTTTTTTATGAAATGGGATTATTTGACATATATTAATCAGCCATTGTGGTTGATTAAATTAATAACAATTAGAGTAATGGCTAGTTATGCAGGACAAAAAACTACAAGTAATAATATCGCTTAAGGACGAAATGAGTAATCGGCTGAAAAAAGCCGGCAGTCAATTCGATCATCTTGATAAACAATTAAATAAAGCTAAGATAGGGTTGCTGGCCATGGCGGCGGGAACTGCTTTTGCCGTTAAAAAATTTGTTGAGTTAGCGTCAAGTGCAGAAGAGATACAGTCAAAATTTAACACAGTTTTTTCTGGTATGGACGACGAAATGAACGCTTGGACTGACGATTTCGCAAACAACGTAGGACGTGCTAGGCAAGACATTAAAGCATTTTCGGCAGGCATAGCAGACGTGTTAAAACCTATGGGCATGCAAACTGAGGCGGCGGCGGAGATGAGTAAGCAAATGGTAGAGCTAGCATTAGACGTCGCGAGTTTTAATAACAGACAAGACGCTGACGTGATACACTCTTTTACTTCAGCGCTAACAGGGGAGAGAGAGAGTTTAAAAACTTTGGGTATCGTTATCAATGAGGCAGACCTACAACAAGAGGCCTATAATTCAGGGTTGGTTAAGGTTGGAGAGACTTTGACAAAAACAGCTAAGGCACAAGCAACGATAAATTTATTATTTAAAAATAGTAAAGACGCGCAGGGAGACCTCGAGAGAACGAGCGAGAGTTTTGCAAATCAACTGAAAGCAGTAAAAGCAAGAGTCACGAATTTGTCAGAAGAGATTGGGGTAAAACTTTTGCCTACGGCTACAAAATTATTACGCAAATTTTCTGATTTAGTAGAGAAAATGAAACCAATGGCTGAATGGATAGAAAAAAACAAAGACATGCTAGCGGCGCTAGGTGCTGTAATAGGTGGAGCTGGCGGTACTATTTTTTTGGTAAAACAGTTTGTAGATATAATAAAATTATTAACCGCTGCGCTAAAATCATTAGCGATAATGAATGGCATTAATATAGTTGGGATTACTGGATTAAAAGCGGCGTTAATGGGGTTGCCGGTGGCGATTACTATTGCGGTTGTACTAGCAGGATTTACGTTAGTAATGAAACAGATATTTGCGTTAAAAAGAGAGATCAACGATCAAATAAAATCTGAGGACGATTTATACAATATGAGAATGGATAACATACGGAAGTACGGAGCTCTTAAAAAAACAGAGGACGACGACGTTAGAGCATATGCGCAGGCGCAACTTGAACACATAAATAATTTAAGGCTGGTGCAAGACGAGAACGCAGATATAGATTTGTCCCAGAGCAGGGCTAAGATACAAGCCACTAGGGCAGTCCTAGACGAAAAGGGAAAGTTAGTTTTGATCGAGGGAGATATTAATAGTAAAATAGATGAGGGTACAGCCAAGCTCCCAGATTTAGGAGACGCAGGGGAGGCGGCAGGTAAAAAAATAGCAGACGCATTTGAGGCATTACAAAAAGAGATAGTAGGAGTAAATGAGGACATACAGGACATACTTAACGATATGCAAGAGCTTGAAATAGATCAAGCAAAAGATATGCTCAATTATAAACAAGACATGGCGCAAGCGTATGTTGATCAAGAGGAGCGAGTCGCTGATTTAAAACAGCAAATTTCGAGAGAGACAGATGATGCAGAGAGGATACTTTTACAAGAAAAATTAAAGAGAGAAGAGGAGGCATTGGCCAAACGAAAAACTATCGAGATAGCTTTTAGTAATGATGTTTTAGATGTCCGTAGATTTAATAATTTATCTGATTTTGAACAAGAATTAGAATTAATAAATAAAAGAAAAAACGAAAAGGAATTTGAATTAAACAAAAAAAAGCAAGAACTCAAAGCAGAGCTGACAGCTAAAGAGGAACAGGTTAAAGCACTTCTCGCTAAAGAGGTAGAGATTACAGAGGACGCTATTAGTGAGCAGGGCAAGAGGACTGATAACTTTATAGTTCAAGCAAACAAAGAAATTAAAAAAGCCGAAGAGCTTGCTAGTGTAAAAGGTAAGGCATACAATTTTGGAGGATCGCCATTTTATTCAGAGGGCTACGGCGTATCCATGATGGCGAATGGTGGCATTGTTAATCGCCCAACGTTAGCAATGATAGGAGAGGACGGGCCGGAGGCAGTAATACCATTGAAGAGAGGACTAGCCGGAGTAGGAACAGGCAATATAAGTATCAATATAACTGGCAACGAATTTGTCGGAGAGGAGGGGATAGCAGATAGGCTCGGCAATGAAATAATGAGAGCGATAAAAGATACGCTAAAATTATAAAACAATGATAACCATAAAAATAGACACGGTAGACAAATCGTCTATTGTAGAATTTGGATCAGTAATTAAAACAGATGTATTAAACCAAAAAACTGATACGTTATCATTCGATATAATTTATCATAGCGGGCAAACGTATAGACCGGCAGGAGGTGGTGAGGTAGAAATGTACGACGGAGCAACAAAGATATTTGGCGGAGTAATACATAACGTTAATAAACAGATACAAGCAGATAACCGGGTAAAATATCAAGTGAGATGTAAGGATTATAGTTATTATTTAGATAGACAATTAGTAAACGAAAGCTACGAGGCGGAGACAGTCGCCGATATAATCAACGACATATTGACGAGATTTACTGACGGCAGTTTTACGGATACGAATGTGGTTTGCGATTTAGAAATGACAAAGGTATCGTTCGACAGAATACCAATTACGACCGCGATACAAAAGCTAGCTACGCTAACTGGGTATAGTTGGTACATAGATTACGACAAGGATATACATTTTTTTCAAAAAAACGCAGAGCTGGCGCCGTTCAATTTAACTGACGGAGACGGCAACCACATACCGGACAGTTTGATAGCTAAAAATGATTTATCACAAATTAAAAATAGAGTTTTTATTAAGGGCGGAGAAATAGAGGGCAACGATCGGACAGAGAAATTTGACGGAGACGGGAGTAAGTTAGATTTTAGATTAGCAAATAAGTTTAGCAAATTGCCGACAGTAGAAGTAGGTAGCGTGACCAAAACAGTAGGGGTTGATTTTTTAGACAACGAGGCAGACTACGATTGCTTTTGGGATTACAACCAAAAGTACGTCAGATTTAAAGCAGGGACAGTCCCAGCCGTAGGCGTAGACAATGTAGAAATAACAGGCACGCCATTGTATAATTTGGTGGTACAGGTGGAAGAGCCAACGTCAATTTTAGATTATGGTGTATTTGAATTTGCCAAAACAGACAAGACATTGAAGAGTCGGAACGAGGCGGTAAGCTATGCCAAAGCAGAAGTAGAGGCATACAAGAATGGCGTAGTCGAGGGAGGCTTTGATACGTACGAGTCTGGTTTGATAAGCGGTCAAGTGATAACCATAACATCGACAATGCTAGACGTCAGCGAGGATTTTTTGATACAGAGCGTCAGTCTTTCAATGATTACAAAAGATGTTTTTAAATATAAAGTAAAGCTAGCAACATTGAGAACGATAGGAATAATAGATTTTTTAATAGGATTATTACAGTCTGGCGACAGATTAATAGAGGACAAAGGAGAGGTAGTTATTGAAAAAACAGTATTTCCGCTAGAGAATATAACCATCGCCGACGAGGTGGAAGTGAACACAGACAATGAGGATATAGTCGAGAACGTTGAGGCAGTAGATAGCGCGACAGTTCAGGCGTTAGATTATGATGTAATTTTTGTATTAGGACCACAAATACCGGACGGCACAAAAAGAGTATTCATTTTAAGCGGTAGTCGGTTAGCTTAAAAAATGCTATAATATAATTATAATAAAAAATATGATAGACCAAGCATTTAAAAATAAAGTAGCGGCAATAAAAAAACAAGTCGGCGAAAAAGCCGGTGCTATTGGCATTTACAGATTTACATTAGAGAACCCGGACGGGAGCAAGGAGATTAAATACTACCATAATATAATCACGACTGTAGCGTTTGCAATGATTTTGAATAATATAACCGATCCGACGCCTGACAATGACATGCTAGCGAGCCACATAGCACTAGGAACTGACGACACAGTTGTTTTAATAGCAGATACGACATTAGGCACAGAAACGTATAGGAACGCCGTAGCGTCAATGACAAGCGCAAGCAACATAGCATACATAACCGGATTTTTTAGCCAGACAGAATGCGACGGCACATACAAAGAGGCGGGGATTTTTAGCGACGGGGCGGCGGGAGCAGACACGGGCATTTTACTTAGTCACGTAAATATAGATGTGGTAAAATCAGCAGTACAAAAATTAACAATAGA